AGTAAATTAGTTGTACCAGTTGTATATGGAAATGTGCCTGTGATTGTGTTTGTGCCATTATATGGGCTACCACAATTTGTTACTGTTATTTGTTGTCCTGTTGTAAAAATGCCAGGACTGGCCAACATTAATGTAGCTACGTTATTTTGTACCATTGATGCAACTACTGGCGCTTCATTATGCCATAAATATTTTTCAAGTAAATCCTGCGCTGCTTGGCAGACTTCTTCAACTGTAGTCGTGGTATAGAGCGTACCAATACCAAGATTACTGCGTAACTCAGCTTCTGTTACATATGTGGCTGGCATCTCTACTCCTTATCTAAAAAAGCTCCCCCAGGGCTAGGGCTACTAAACCCCAGGGGATTATTAATTGTTAAACGGATTTATCAGGTCTTCTTGTACTTTAGGATTCCGTTAGGCATTTTTGCAATTGTTGCCATGTATCCGTAAATTGCTACCTGTACTTGTAGGTTTGATACTACATTAACAGACATAAATGCCTGAGGTGAGCGATATACAGTAAAAGCCTCTGGTGCAAGGATAACCGCTGAATCATCATCAAATGTAGTAGCTGAGAAGTTCTTGTCTACGTATAGATCAAGTCCTAGCACGTTACCACGGATAGATGTTGGATTAACTTGTCCGCCTGCGTTCATCGGTTGCAAAGCATTAAACACGGGTCTCTTAGTGGTGTCTTGAGCTCCGATCAATGCACCCCATTGAGCTGGGTTAGCAATGTAGTTCTGTGCAAAGTAACCAGTGTTTGAGTAGATAGTACGTGCACCTTCAGTTGTAAATGCAACGATTCCATCTAAGTCGGCAGATGTGTTTGTGCCGTTCATACCAGCTGCAAGTAATGCATTTAATACAGTTGTATCAATTGTCTTCAAGTATGCATACTCTAATTGCTTTGTAAGTTCTGCATAGAAGTTAGGATCTGAACGCTCTAGTAATTCTACTGAGAGTGTGTTCATGCCTGAGTACTTAGATACTGTACCTGTTAGGTAAGCAGTTTCCATGCCTGTATTTTGTACTGCGCCAGCTTCTGCTTCAACAGTTACTACTGGTGCTACACCTGTGCCGCCACCTGAAGAAGTTACTAAAGATGGTACGTTAATTGTCATACCTGATGCTGGCAGTGTGCCTTGTGAACATGCATCAATTGCTGGTGTACCAAAACGTGTGTTTGTTACAAACTCGCTTAGGTATTGTGTTGGGTTAAATGCTGGGTTAGTTGAGAATGAATCATCGGCTGCAGCTATGTACAGTTTTGAATCATCATTACCTAGAGCAGCCTTAATTTTGTGCTCTGTGTATGCAGCCATAGAAGTAATTGGCGTACGTACTGTTGTCTGAATTAATGGTGCTGTAATTACTGGGCGAGCAGCTTCTACTGTAGGAGTAGCAGCCTCTGCCTTTGCTTCTTGTGGCGCTGTTGCTAAATCTTCCACAGGAGCCTCGCTTTCTGTTGTTTGGTTTGTGTCCTCTGCTTCGTTTTCACTAGCAGCAACTTTAGTTACTTGTGCAGCGCTAAACGCTGGGCTTTCAACAAGGCTTACCTCTTTAAGGGTTGCACTTGTTACATATAAATAATCTTTTTTCTGGATTGACTTGTTTACGTCTACTCCAACAGATAAGCCATCGATTAACTGCTCGCCTGCAAGTATTAGGGCATCTTGGCCTTGCATTGATGCACTGATTTTGAATGATGCGTAAATGCCATCTTCTGTTTGGTTAAATTTTTGCATTCGACCGATAGGGCGCTCTGGGCTGTGTTGCATAAGCATCTTGACCTTGCCTGGATCACCGATCTCGATTGAGCCTTTAGCAAAGACCACTTTACCTACTGAGGTATTGCCCACTTCTTCAAATGGCACAATCTTGCCAGCAATTACTCTGCGCTCATTGTCGGCGCTCTCTATGTGGCTACTGAATGTAAGTATCATCTTCTACTTCTCTCCCGTTAGGTGTCATTTGTTCCATTTCTTTGGCATCTTCAACATCGATTAAGCCAAGTGCTAACATTTTTTCTATTGCTTCTAAGCGCTTAATTGTGTCAGCTCTTAAAAACGATTCTTCTATAGCAAATTTAACTACGTGACCACGTGGGGTAATATCATCCATAGATAGTCGGTCTTCTATTGCACAAATGTAAGGTTGCAAAGTGTAAGAGACGTACTCTTTCCTAGAATCTAATATGTTTTGATAGGTCATACTATTGTTCATATCACTGCTCACCATAAATGGTGGTACGTTCATCGCCCTGGCGACCTGTGTCGAACTGTATTGGATGCTTTCTACGTAAGCCATTTCCTTTGGTGAAAATCCTGTAGTTTCATAAGATAAAGTAGAAGTTAAATATGCTGTAGATCTGTTTTGTCGGCTTTGCTTCCATTGTGCTAATAATCCTGATACTTGTTGTTCTGGTAAATCTGCGCCAGTGTTTTTAATGTAACCACTTGGCATAGGAGTTTGTGCAGATATAGCTGCGGCCTTTTCTAAATCTAATGCGCTTTGTATTGTGCGTGCAGCGGTTTGCAAAACTCCGCCGCCAGTTAATCCCTGGAAAGTAATAAGACTTCCAATGCCAGACATAGGCGCTCTTACACCATCAACAAAGTATTCTTCTATTTCTGTGCCAAATTTATTAGTGGTAAATGTAACTCGATTATTAGCGATCCATTCAAATCTTGATGGTCGCAAATCGTCTGCATACAATTCCGTAATACGCCAGTAAGCGCAATTATAGAAAATCAAACTATCGACAGTCCAACTTATCGTGACGGATCTTGGTTGCCGATAGTCTGGTTGATCTAGCCAAAGAGGGTTCCCCAACTCCTCACCATTAGACTTTTTGTAAAGTTTTAATGGCAGGTATGAAATTACACCAGCTATAAGATTTCTGCAACGGCTTACTGTTGGTACTTGCATCGCAAAATTGCGATCTAATCCACCAGGGAAATTACCGACACCAGTTGTAAATGAACCATAGCCATAAGCTGTGTCCATAATGGCAGGGGCGTATTGCGCTTGGACAGATTCCGTTTTTTTGTTTATACCCAAAGCAGACAATAGACCCATATGTATACTTTATACCATAAATCGGACTAATGGTGCAAGTTAGACAAAGATTTGTGCGGTTTGTTGAGGTTTAGTTAATTGACTTACGACCATAGCCAGTGATATAGCAGCTGTAACATCGCCAGCCGATTTTCTACGTATTATGCGCCAGCCTGCATCGTTAGTCTTAGCGGCACAGTTATTTAAATGCTGTACTAGCTCTGCCTGCCCAGAATGGACTACTCGGTTATTAGCCAGGCCATCGGCAAGGTCTGAGCACGCCTGGTAAAACGCTTGGCCTGATACATCAACCATTCGCCATCCGCTTTGCTCTAATCTAGTAGCAATAGTTTGCGTGGCGTACTTGTCATAACAGATCGTGTGTGGATGATATTTACGTGCCCACTCATTTATATCACTAGCCATTTTTATTTCATCTATCGCTATATCGCTATGCCACAGCTGTGCTAGGCCAACTGCTATCTTGCCATCTTTGACCTGACCCATAACGAGCGCCCCAGATCGCCTTGTAGGTGCAATATCAAATGCCATAATTGTCTGTGGCCCGACAGGTATCTCTAAGCTGCTATCGCTGCACTGCTCGATTGATCCATATACCCAAGGGCTGACAGTGCTATCTACCCACATACAAAGCATCTCGGTCTTAGTAGCTTCTATGCTGTTAGTGCTTACTGATTCTTCTAGTGTTTGTTCAGTTATTAAATGCCCTAATGCTGGATTAGCCATAGCCCAGGCTTTGCGATCATTTATTTTAGAATGCTGTGGTGCGCTGTATTCATAAAACCCTAAATTGTCAGGCGGGTATGATAGGCAACGCTCTCTTAAATCATTTAGCACAGTGCTAAAGCCATCGCCTGCATTACTTGTCATTAGAGTCATAGCATTAGGGCGAGCACGTGTGACTGGCAGTGCAGCTGTAAACGATTCTTGTGTCCACTCTCTTAACTCATCGATATACAAAAAATCTGCGGTCTTACCACGGGGCGCATCTCTTGTAGCTGCTGCAATTTCATACCTAGCGCCATTCAGTAGGGTTATAGATTCTTGACCATTAGCTAGGCGGATCTGTCTTACTTGATCTTTTAAGAATTGATTATCTTCTATTGTGTAAGCAACTTGCCTAAATGTATCTAATGCCATATTGCGGTTAGATGACATACCCAGCACATTCTTAGAGCCCCATAAGAATAGATGGCTTAGGATCAGCATACGTGCTAGGTGTGTCTTGCCATTTTGACGAGCTACAAGCACCAGGGCGGTTTTTTTACGCCAGGTATCTGCATCATCTACAGCTAGTAAATCATCTAGTACCCAGCGTTGCCAGGGGATCAAAGGTAAACCTATTTTCTCAGCTAGGTCGGCTACCTCTTGCGCTTTGCTATTACCTTTAAGTAAAGGCGTGTGGATTCTAGGCTCAGTGCTGCCAATTAGCCCGACCCCTCGTAAGGTCTGTTTTATTTCCGTATCATTTTGCATCGAAATTAAGCGTATCAGGTTTATTAAATGGTGAGTCTGGCACTGTTCGGACTGTCTCAGGGAGAGATGAGACTGG